CGGGTGGGTGGGCGTAACGAAGTGAAGCCCTGAGTTCCTCAAGTAGGCGAGCGAGCACTGCTGCACCATGCGTTCGGTTTGCGCGGGCTGGGCGAGACCAGTTCCGACATGTGGCCATCGAAAAAACCCGTAGTACGGGAAAAATGCAGCTGATTTGCGCCATAAGTTATCAAAGAGCTATTGTTCCGTATTGTTCCAGATTGTTCCGTTATGAAGAACAACATTAATTTTTTACTCGGCACTTGCAAGTGCTTGTTTTTAAAGGCTTTTCTTTATATATATATCTATATCTATCTATATTTACTTGTATTGTTCCAATGTTCCGTCTAAAAAAGAATATATACGCTCCAACTTTTTTTCGTTTCCTTCAATCACGTGTAAACGCGTTATTTCTATGATTGCGTCCGTTTCTCTTTATTGCGGCAACTACTCAAAACCCCCAAAATTGGAACAAGCTCCAACAACTACCCTCAAAACCCGCGCCCAGCCTCACTTTAGCATTGTTCTTTTCGACGGAACATTACCCTTTTTAGCGGAACAAGCTCCAGAAACCACCCTCGAAACCCGCATGGGCTCTATGTTCCGTCTGTTCCACCACCCACAAAAATACCCGTATTACGGGAAAAAGTTATCAAAAAGAACTGAGGGCACCCAGTAGTAGATAATTGACAACACATAAAAACCCGTACTACGGGAAAACCCGAAACCAGTGCCCACACCACCAACACACCAATAATGGTTGTCACGTGATTACACCGAAACCAAAAAGGTCTACTTGACAAGTGTCAATACTTATGAGATAATGATGGCGTTGGTTGAGTAAAGCGACACGAACAAAGAAACCCGTACTACGGGAAATTTAACTCTAGGGAAATTACTATGACAAACGCAAACGAGTATTTAGAAGTCAACGCAAACGGCGAACCGGTCACCTATCTGGGCAAAGCAAAACCTATCGGTAAGCGTCCATCGATAGCCAATATCAATCGTGCCAACAAGCCGAGCGGTTACATTATATATAGAGGCGCTTCGTTACTCGATGGCAAGCCAATCGTAGTTGTTGCAGTTACACGTGAATCAAAGAATGCCAAGACTGGCAACATGGTGCAGACCTATATTCTGGTCGATAACGGCGCAAGCCCAGTGCAAAACGCACGTAGTCTGGATGATGTATCGGTGTGCGGGGATTGTAAGCACCGGCGCGGTATGGGTGGTTCGTGCTATGTCAACCTTGGGCAAGGCGCACGTAGTGTGATGGATGGTGTGCAGCGTGGGATATATCCGGAAGATCTAGTTGGTGCATGTTTGGCAACAGCAGGTAGGCATGTCCGGTTAGGTACGTACGGCGACCCAGCAGCAGTGCCCGCAGGGATTTGGAGCCCACTGTTATATAACGCAGCAGGTCATACCGGCTACACGCACCAATGGCATACCGGCAAGGCTGACCATGTAAAGCAATGGTGTATGGCAAGCGTGGATACAGCCAAGGAAATGGCAATTGCCAAGATGGACGGATGGCGCACGTTCCGTGTCCGTGGTGCGAACGAAGGGCTTGAGTATGGCCATGAGATGAAGTGCCCAGCATCGGCCGAGATGAACAAGCGTCTGACCTGCGATACATGCATGGCATGCAGTGGTGGTGTAGATAGCAAGAAGGCAAGCGTCGTGATCATCGTGCACGGCTCACTCAAGAATCGTTTTGCTGCATCAGTCGCAGCATAAAACATGGGCGGGGCAACCCGCTTAATTAACCCGTACTACGGGAAAAACTGGAGAAGAAAATGAAATACAAAATTGAGAAGTTAGTGCTGTGCGAGGTAAGTATCTGGAACGTGATCGAGGCCGACTCTATGGAAGAGGCAATGGGCAATGCAGCGTATGGTGGTAGTGGTGACGAGAATTACGACCATGAGATCGTGAGTGACGTTAGGACTATTCTAGTCAGAGTTAAGGAGATGACGGAATGAGACACATAGAGGCGATGTACAACATAGATAAGGACGAACTGGAGGACATAGTGCGTGAGCTGGGCATGGTTATCGAAGAGGGCGACCCGCAAACCATAGCGGACGTGTGGCTGTACAAGGTCAAGCCGTATGTGCACAAGGCACTGGCTTCAATTTCTATACAGGAGACAAAATGATTACAACAAAACAGATCGAAGAACTCGCATTGCATCAAGCACTGATGGTGGTGTTCGTTAACGTGGGTGAGGAGGGTTGGCCGGATGACCCGATGGAGTTTCTCGAGCGGGCAAGAGACGAAGATGGGTTCGAGTCGAATGATGAGATGGTTCCTTGGCAACCGTTCGAGTACTACGATGCGCATTCCCTATGTGACGAGGTGCATACGTTTGCAACAACGTTCGAGCAAGTGATTAACGAAGCATTAATTTTGGATAGGGGTTGATATGAAAACAGAAGAGCAACGGATGATCGAGCTGGCGGGCGCACTGATCGGCGTAATAAACGAGCACGAGGCAGATACATTGGTGGCAGCAGGGTCGTTAACAGTCGCATTACTAAACATCGTCGTGCAATCGGGTATCGATAAGGATGCGTTCTTGAGGGCGTTTCACAGTCAAGCAGATCATATGTACAGCCTAGGCGGGGAGACGATGCAATGAAAACGTATCAGTTGCGGGGAGAATCACTCGCTTGGGCTGTGCTTACGGCGTTAGGAAAACCAGCGTACGTAAGCAAAAACAAACGGGTAATTACCGCGCCCTATGGGACATTCAACCATCGCAAAGGATTACCTTATTTTGAGCCACAGTATCGCGGGTCTCAGGGTTTAGCGTTAATCTGGAAATATAAAATTGCTATAGAGCCGTGGGATTCTTGTTACCGGTGGAGGGCACATATAAACAATGAGGTTGAAGCATTTGGGGATAACCCAGTAGAGGCAGCGATGAAGGCTTTAGTGAAACACAAACTAGGTGACGAAGTAGAGATACCAAAGGGGCTGCAATGAAAACATTTGCGCAGTGGGTTAGAGAGCACGAAGACCAGATGGATGGCGTGGATATTGTGGCATGGTGTGCCGAGGCTTACATGGCTGGGTACGACATGGGCATTGCCATTCAAAAAGAACTGCAAGACAAACAAAACGAGGCCAACACATGACTGACAATATACCGGTAGCAAAGTGGGATGCATACGAGCAACAACAACGCCGATGGGAACTATTGCACCCGCCAATACCCAAGACAATCACGGTGCGCTATCTGGACGCATACAGGCAGGTGACCCGTGAGTACGTAGTGCCTAACACGATTAAGTTTCCAGATCGGGTGTGGTGATGGAGGAGCTAGCGCTATGGAAATTTGTCGCTGGGGCATTTATAGGTATAGCGTTGTCCGCGCTATTGTTTCTCTTTATTGTTTTTTCGGGGGCAGTATGAAAGCAAAGATCATCATTTCGTTAGGGTATAGAAAGTTTGTGATGGACTCAGACAGGGCGCTGAAGGTAATAGACCTACTGGCTGACGCAGAGATGTACGAGGCCAAGTACCACAGCTCAGTGGGTGATGTAGCCGCATACAACAGCCACCATGTGTACGCCAACGAGGACGCCAACGGTATCGGGCTAGAGTTAATGCCCGAGGCGATGTACGCAGTAGCCAAGCTGGCGGGTAAGCCCACTAACGACTAGGTCTGTTTGACGCAAACATCTTTACATGTAATAATGTAGTTGTAGTAATTAGTACCAATAACAAACATAAATACCCGTACTACGGGATAACTTAAATTCTTTGGAGAAGCACATGAGCACAATTACATTCGGTTCGACCCTGTCCCTTGATCAGTTCAAGACCGCTATTGCTACCGCAGGTGATCAGGTCACCATCATCGGCGAGGGAGAGCCGGGGATCGGTAAGTCGGCAGTTATGGGTTCACTGTCCCGTCTATTCCCTAACCACGAGCATGCGTATATCGATTGCACACTGCTGGACTTAGGTGACTTCGCACTGCCGTATACCGAGGTGGTGGAAGCAACTGGTCTCAATATGCGGGTGACCAAGTTTGCGCCGAACGCACGCTTTAAGTTTCAGTCAGGCAAGCCTGTCATCGTGATGCTGGATGAGATCGGCAAGGCAATGAAGTCGGTCAAGAATGTGTTGTTGACGTTGATGCTGGAGCATCGCATCGGTGACATGCAGTTGCCAAAGGGTTCGATTGTATTCGGCACGACCAACCTTGCATCAGATGGTGTTGGCGATATGTTAGAGGCTCATGCCCGCAACCGTGTCTGTTTCGTCAAAGTGCGCAAGCCACACGCAGGCTTCAATGCAGATGGATCAATCGATTCTGATTCGTGGGGTGCGTGGGCGTTGGAGAATGATATTGCGCCAGAGATCATTGCAGGTGTGCGTCAGTACCCGCAGTTCTTGGAGAGCTATACCAACCCAGCACAGAAAGAAAACCCGTACATTTTTAATCCGTTGCGTGCAGGTAGCGCGGCGTTTGTTACACCACGTAGTTTAGAGAAGGCAAGTCACATCGCGAAGAAGCGTCACGTACTAGGCAATGAGATGACCCTGAGTCTGTTGGCCGGTACGATTGGCGAGTCAGCAGCACGTGATCTGGAGGCGTTCTTCACAGTAGTAGATAAGCTGGCATCGTGGGAGGTAATCATCCGTGACCCAGAGAACACCAAGCTACCCGAGGATACGATTGCCAAATGCATTCAGGTGTTCAGTGCGATTACCCGTGTCGATAAAGATTCGTTTGATCAGTGGATGACGTACCTAGATCGTATGGACAAGGAATGGCAGGCACTGTTCGCTCGCAGTATCGTCAAGTCATCGACCAAGTCGAGCATCGCTGTAAAGAATAAACGGTTCGTTAAGTGGGCGACCGACAATCAGTGGTTGTTTTAAGGAGATAAGCATGACGACATTAACTCAAGAGCAACGCGTTCAACGCTCACATGTATGGCTGATGAACGAGCCTAAGTATTGTTTGTTTGCAGGCATCATGATGATGGGTACGACTGAGGTGCGTGACGATATGCCAACGGCTGCAACCAATGGCCGCGATACATTCTACGGTCGTGCGTTTGTAGCCAAGCAGGATGAAAAGAAATTACGTGGGCTTATATTGCACGAGAACATGCACAAGGCGTTTCGTCATCTGACTATATGGGAGCCGCTGTACAAGAAGAACCCGCGCTTGGCTAACATGGCAATGGACTACGTGATTAACTTGTTTATTGTAGACGCTGACCCTAACAAGCAACACGTTGACCTGCCAGACGGTGGGCTAGTAGATGCGCGGTTCCGTGGTATGGACGTAGGTGCTGTATATAAAATATTGGAACAAGAGAATGAACAAAATGATGGTGGTGATGAGGCAAGCGAGGGCACGGGGTTCGATGAGCATGACTGGGATGGGGCACAAGAGCTGTCCGCTGACGAGAAAGAAGCACTCGCAAAAGAAATCGATCAGGCACTACGTCAAGGTGCAATCCTTGCAGGTAAGTTAAAGGGGGGCGTACCACGTGAGATCAGCGACATGCTCGAGGCTAAGGTTGATTGGCGTGCAGTACTGCGTGATTATGTAACCTCGTATTGCGCTGAGAAAGATATGTCCACGTGGCGCAAACCTAACCGTAGGTGGGTGGATCAGGATGTGTACCTGCCATCTGTTATCGGCGAGACGGTCGGACGCATCGTAGTTGGTATCGACATGTCAGGTTCGGTTGGGGCAGCAGAAATCGGTCAGTTCTTAGGTGAGTTGATGCAGATATGTAACGCTGTACACCCTGAAGGTATCGACCTGCTGTATTGGGACACACAAGTTTGTCAGCATGAGAAGTATGAGATGGGTAGCTACGAGGGGCTGATGACTAGCACTAAGCCCAAGGGTGGTGGCGGTACAAGTCCGGCATGTGTAGCTGAGTACATCACTGCACATAAGATCAAGGCCGAGTGCGCGATCATGTTGACTGACGGATACGTATCAAGCTGGGGTACGTGGCCTATCCCTGTACTGTGGGGCATCACCACTAAACGTATCGTTGCTGACGTGGGAGTGTCTGTGTATGTCGGAGATTAATGAGATTGTAGAACGGGAATTGCAGAAGCGGGCTCGGTCTTTGTGGGGTGTGCTCCACCAGATTACGTACGGTAGGCAGTATGAGATCACAGAGCACGCTGCCTTCTATCAGAGCAACCCACGCTTAAAGGCAGCAGGTCTGACATACGACGAGGCTAATGCAATGTGTATCTTAATGAATGCAGGGGGTACCTATGAGTGATGATATGTACTGCATCGCTGAAGGGTTATCAAAACGTACCGGACGCAGGGTGATGTATCACGGCAATGACGTAACCGCTATAGAGCTACGCAAGATCGGTATAGAAGTATTTGTAGAGGATCTGACATACGACGAGGCGTTAGCCTTGACCAAACTAATGAACGACGAACGGAGTGAATCATGATTGAAAACAGCGCAATGTTGGTAGACCTGAACATCTCAGCATGGACGGGTCGCAAGATGGATAGAAAAGTATCAGACGAGATTGATGTGGCTAAGGGTACGCGTTCTAAAGGTGGCAACTATCACAAGTCATTGCTCGCTGGGTCAGGCAAGCTCGAGGAAGTACAGCGCATCATCAACGCTATCCGTGTATGGCACTACGCACAGACACTGCCTTGGTCGGACGCGGGCTCCCGCTTGCTGCCTATGAAAAACTTCTTTGCCTATAAGGCACAGTTGGGTGCGTATGAGGCGCAGTTCCGTACGGTAGTAGACGAGCTGGTGGCAGAGTATCCATCACTGGTTTCAGCTGCGGCGTTTCAGTTGGGTGCATTGTTTGACCGCGCAGAGTATCCGGACGTATCAAGCATCGCTAGTAAGTTTCGTTTTAACTACGTGTTCATGCCTGTCCCTGCTACCGGCGACTTCCGCATCGATGTTGAGAGCGAAGCATTAGACGAGTTGAAGACACAGTACGAATCGTTCTACGCTACAAAGCTCAACGCTGCGGTCAAAGATGTGTGGACGCGTTTACATGAATGCCTGACGCACATGAGCGACAAGCTGGCTGACCTTGAAGTACCAAAGGTTAAGAAGAACGGCGACGAGGTACATGCTCAAGTGTTCCGTGACTCGCTGGTGTTCAATGCGCTGGAGTTGTGCGAGATGCTGACTAAACTTAATGTGCTTGATGACCCGAAGCTGGAGCAAGCACGTAAGGAATTAGAAGCCGCCATTATCAACGTGACACCGAAAGATATTCGTGAGAGCGATGGTACTCGCGCTGATGTGAAGGCTAAGGTCGATGCCATCCTGAAGTCGTTTGACTTTTGACAGATGGGGAATTATTGGTGTAGACTATTAGTACTAATCGGGAGTACTATGTGATTACAAGCGCAGTAAGGGGGGTAATGTTGAAGATGGTAAAAGCAAGGATGATGTTGCGGGTCGTAGTTTATGGGGATGATTTGCGCTACGACCCACCAGAGTTATATGCCCCGCAGTTGGTAGAGATAAAAGAGAAGATTGCAATCTTACGTATGGCCGAGGAGGGAGCTTATGTACTCACGGTAGGGTCAAGGCATAACGATGTAATCTTTTATATAGAGCTAAGCAAGGAGAATAGAAATGCTAGTTAACGGTAAGTTTGTTAAGGAACCACCACCGAAGATCGGTGCGCACTACGCACGGGATGTATACAACCGGAGTATCAGCAACGAAGAATCTTTTGTGCAGGACGTGTTACTAGGGCATATGCCGTACACAACGTCGTTTTGGAAACAACTGGTTTCAAAAGTATTAGCAGTTTAAATTTAAATCTTTGGAGAAGAACATGGCACGTAAAACAACAGCAACAACAACGAAAATCATCGCGTACGTGGAGCGCAATCCGGATGCTAAACCAGCACAGATTGCTAAGGCGTTAAAGGTTCCCGTAGTACGGGTTTATTCAGTACGTTCGAAGCTGAACAAGCAAGCGGAACCCATACCTGTAGTTCTGGATGAAGTTACTAACCTCAAACCAGAAGAATGGAAGACCATCGCATACGCGATTACCAAAGGCCGTACCCGTGTTGAAGAACCTAAAGGCTTCTGGGCTAAGGTTGTTGGGTGGTTCAAATGAAAGGTATTGTTCCGTGGATAATCGGGATAGTGGTGGGGCTTACGTTTGGGTACTCACTTGGTAAAGACGCAGGCTACGACAGGGCACTAGCAGACGTTAAGCTGATAACCCCGCCACCTAAGACAACAGACCAGCAGTGCATCGCATGGTTGTTTGAGTCCAACATGAGGGACGTTAAGAAGAAGGTGTGCAAATGATCGTACAAGCGCCGGAGATGCGAGAAGAAAAGAAAGTAAAAAAAGTAAACCAACACCCCAAGCAAAGGGGGTTTCATATCAAGCAACCGCACAAATTGTTCGATCACATACGCACGTATTACAAAGTTAGTAGCGATGCAGCACTAGCACACATGCTTGATTTAAGTACGCCAGAGTTAAGTCGGTATCGCAATGGTCAGAAACGTGTCGGCGCAAGAGTAATACTAGCTGTATACGATGCAACAAAGATGCCGATTGAGGCTATTAGAGAAATGTTGAAGTAACTACATAAAAGGAAAACAAAATGGACGATCTTTTTGGATGGGGTATTGGTCTGGCTTTTATCGCTGCATGGTTGACGCATATCTTTACTTGCTTCGCGCATGAGATGTGGGGCTTCTTAATCGCGGGTGCTTTGGCGTTCCCCATTGGGATACTGCACGGCATTTACCTTTGGTTTGTATAGGGAGCTGATATGAAGCCACACAAACACGCAGAAGTAATTAAGGCTTGGGCAGATGGGGAAAAGATTCAGTATCGAAATGAAATATCAAATCCATATTGGACTGATATGCCTATTTGCTCACCGAACTGGCATGAAGATGTTGAGTACCGCGTTAAGCCAGACGAAATTAGGTATCTTTTATTTTCATGGAAAGATTGGTTTATGTATAACGTTCCACAACGATACGATAACGGCGACTATAAAAAAAATCAAATACGCTTAGTGTTTGACGGTAAAACCGGAAACCTTGACTCAGTGGAGTTAATCAAGTGACTGACCCAGTTTGGCGAACGAAGGTAGCCCATACCCGCAAAGAAGCTATGCGTACTATCCGCAACATCAGGGCTGGCGATGTTAACGAGGCTGATCTTGATATGCTGCAGAACTTTGTGCAGTTCTCGCTTGCACTGATGCAGATGGAAGGTGAGAAGAAATGGGCACGCGCTAAGGTCAATGCGGAGATCATGTCTTACACAATCAAGGAGGGGGAATGACTAGAGATGAACTTATACGCATGGCTGTGCAATGCCAGCTAGTGACTGCGTGCAATAGAGATGGGGTTTACATGGACGCGCTTGCAAAGTTTGCTGACTTAATTGCATTAGCAGAACGTAAGAGAACATGGATACCCGTTGACTGGCTTGATTACGAGAAAAATATTGCGGCTATGGAACGCGAAGCCTGTGCATTGATTTGCGATTCCCATGCTGATGACCCAGTTTATTGTGGTGAAGCTATCAGAGCAAGGGGGGATTGATGACTGAATATCCACTAAGCATGGTGTTGTTTGTTATTGGACTAGCTTGCTGGTGTTTCTTTATGGGGTATGTGTATGGGAGGACGCATGACTGACAAAGAAGTAATGCAGATGGCGATGACTGCGCTGCAAGAAAATTGGAGAACAGATCAAGGTGATTTGGCAATCGAAGCACTACGCACAGCACTAGTGCAGCCTGAGTCAGCGGAATGTGACGGTGGAAAATGTGGCATCGGTGGGTATTGCAAGCAATGTCCAAAGACGCAACCTGATGTTCCCGAAAGCTGTTTCGGGGAGACGGAGCCAGTAGCGTGGGTTTCAGATAGAGAAGCACGAATGGTTTGGTGGAACGATAAGTTTACGCACATATCGCAAGCACCGCCGAGAAACACACCACTCTACACAGCGCCACCACAGCGCGAATGGGTAGGGCTGACAGATGATGAATATGAATTAATGGCAGAGAAGCGCGTTACTAATTATTTTTTTAACACTTTAGATTATGCCCATGACATCGAAGCAAAGCTAAAGGAGAAGAACACATGACTAGAAACGATATAGTAAAGATAATGCATGAAGCGGGATTCAATTTATCCCTGCGTGGGCATCCAGATTTTCCGGAGAAAGATAACGACGGCAATCTTTTGTTTTGGACATCTGGAGGAAACAAAGAGTTTCAAGCAATTTTTGCTCTTGCCTATGAAGCAGGTCGTAAATATGAAAATGAGGTGTGTGCGAAAGAAGTAGATAGATGGATTGGTTGCGACTTGTTGGCAGCAGCTATCAGAGCAAGACTAGCGCAGCCTGAACCGGAGCCGGTAGGGTGGATATATAGCCCTACTGGAACATTGTTTGATACTTGCCCACCGGACGCTGATGATGGTGAATTTTTGCCTCTCTACACCGCACCACCAAAGAAAGAATGGGTAGGGCTAACGGATGAAGACATTGCAAAGAATATTTATGTAGAAGGTGAATTTATGTTGCCCTATTCTTTTGCAAGCTCAATTGAAGCAAAGCTAAAGGAGAAAAACAATGGATGAACCAGTGGCGTGGTTTTGTAAACTGCCTGATAACAAAATCTCAATCAAAATCGTCGGCAAACCAACGGAGGGCAACTGGGAGCCACTTTACACCGCACCACCGCGCCGCGAATGGGTAGGGCTAACTGGTGAAGAACTGCAAGAGATTTATCAAGGCGGAGGAACTGTGCATTTTAAATTAGCAATGGCTGAAGCAAAGCTAAAGGAGAAGAACAATGGATGAGCCAGTAGCGTGGGAAGCATTAGTAGAATCTGTGCGCCAGATGCGTGATGTGCAGGGCATGGATGGTAATTGGAACTACGACCCTTATATGCACGGGCTTTTTAATGGGATTGAGTTTTCTCTTTCGCTGATTGAAGTGCGAGAGCCAAAGTTTAGGGATGCACCAGAAAAGTGGTTGTGCGACGAGCCGAAAGCACGAATTTTTTCAGAGGATAAGAACAAATGACATGGCAAGTATGGACAAACATAATGCAGAAGAACGGAGCTTCGACTCATGTAGTGCCGTTAAACGACCTTCGAGAGCATGAGGAAGATACAACGTGTTGGTGTAATCCAAGAGTTGACGAGGAGCTGAACTTAGTTACGCATCATAGTGCAGACAATAGAGAAGAATTTGAAACAGGGGAAAGGAAACCGACATGAACGAACAAATTAAACAACTTTGGGTGCAGGCTGCTGAAACAACTCAAGGTGATTCTTGGGAAGAGCAGACAAAGTTTATTGAACGGTTTGCCGAGTTGATTGTGCTGGAATGTATGCGTATGTGTGAGGTTACAGAGATGAGTTTTGTGACTCATAATTGTGATGTTGAGGCATCAGGTGCAATTACTGTTAGACAATTTATTGCTGAACATTTTGGAGTTGGGGATATACCCGCGCCATCGAAGCAAAGCTAAAGGAGAAGAACACATGACAATGCACACTTACCCGCTAAATGATTTGCGCGAACACGAAACTGATAAAGGTGCATTTTGCTGGTGTAGACCAGAGTACGACGAGGAGTATGACCTGTATGTACATAGAAGCATGGATGGACGCGAAGAGTATGAAGAAGGAAGGAAGCCTACATGAGCGACCCAGAAATGACTACGTTTGGTATGTACCCGAACTGGGGTATCGAATACTGTAAAGCATACGCCGAGCAACTCAGAGATAAGACAAGGGCAAACCGAGCAGTACACGCAGCAGAGTGCATTGAGTATCTTTTAAGTTTAGTTCAGAAAGAATGGGTAGGGCTGACTCATGAAGAACACATGGAAATTATGACAGGAACGATGACAACATCAAGCCGAATGGCGGCAGTCGAAGCAAAGCTAAAGGAGAAGAACACATGATCGACGCAAGAAAATTACAGTACTACACGATGGCGCATAGGCTACAGGGTTACGCTGAGGGGTTGGATGAAGATCGATACGAAGCACTGTCGGACATGTTGATGAGAGCCGCGAAGATGTTGGAAGAAACATGGGAAGAGTACCACTCGACCCTGCCAAAAGTAAACAGACTGGAGAAGAACACATGACTGGCGATGATTTAGAACGTGCGTTTTATCGTGATTGGGACGCAGGCAAAGTGCGGCGTGTGTCTGATGGAAAAAGAATGGTTCCAGAGCGTGAATGGGTAGGGCTGACGAAGGAGGAAGCTAGAGAACTTTGTGTGGCTAACGTACCGTATGTTGTAGACATGGTGGCTGCATTGGAGGCCAAGCTAAAGGAGAAGAACACATGAGATGCTGGCATAAAAAACTATACTACGTACGCACAGCGTGGAAAGCATTTGCTGGTGGAGGCGGTAGAAACTACTTAGTTACGGCTTCACTTGGAAGGGCTATGCGCATGAACAAGAAGTTGAAGGTAGTAGAAAGACAGATTGATGTGCGAGTACGTGGAAAGAAACCATACGTTTTGAAAGGGAGTTGGTTATGACAGCAAAGAACGACATTACAGGCGACAAGATACAGACCAAAGAAATAACGGACAAGTACCGTGATGGCTACGCCGCTATATTCAACCGCGACAAGTGCGAACGATGCGGTAAGACTTTGTTTGAAGACCACATACATACTTGCACACCGAAGGAGGAGAAGTGATGGCAAAAACATGGAAAGTACCAGAAGGTTACGACGGCCTGCCGGTAATAGGAATCAAACACGATCACGCCAAGCCGCGCATGAGTCTCATGCCAGAAGGTGTTATGGAAGAGATGCTGGCAGTGCTTGAGTACGGCGCAGCTAAGTACAGTGACGACAACTGGATGATCGTACCTGATGCCCAGACCCGCTACTACGATGCCGCACACCGACATATCGAAGCATGGTGGAGATGCGAAGCTAAGGATCAGGAGTCAGGTAAGTCGCATCTGGCACACGCTATGTGTTGCTTGGCATTCTTGATGTGGTTCGATAAGCAGGGGGGACAATGAACGAAGAAGAGCAATGGATTGAAACGAACAACGCAACGTGCGCAATAATAAGGCAGCTACACGATTCAATAGCGTTGGCCTCACTACCACCAAGACGCAGATGGATTGACCTGACGGATGAAGAGATGCGTGAAATAATTCGTGCGCATGATGTGTATTTGGATATGTGCCGCGCTATCGAAGCAAAGCTAAAGGAGAAGAACACATGAAATATATTGCTAAAGCAATTGCGGGCGTAGGTTTTACTGCTATAGGAATGTGGGGCTACACAGTAAACATTGAGGATTCTGGCTGGCTAATTTTTGTTGGGATACTTTGCGTTATTGAATTTGAATATGCGAAGAAAACATGACCTTCGAGATAAAAGAATACGCGCTGTCACCAAAGCTAGGAACAGTTGCGGTGCTATCAGAAGACGTTGGTGGGCTGACGTTTGTGGCTAGATGGGTACGCACAGACTTGTTGACCGATAGAACAGAGTATTTAATAGACGAGCTACCCGATGAGTGACCCAACACAAGTAACGACCGACCAGCTTTACTTCCGTGACCCAGACATTGACCCGCCACCACGAGCAGTAAGTATGTTGCTGTTGAATGCAGGTGGTGTGTGCATAGTCGGGGTATGGGATGACTCTTGTATGGGTTGGTGTCCGAAGCCGCGCATACCGCGCTCTATTAAAGAAAAAATGACGGAGATGAAATGAAAGAAGTAACGGTTAAGGACGGAGAGGGCAAAGTACTAACGACGTTTAACATGCACCCCGCCGAATTTGAGTTAGCAAAGAAACTAGGTGTGCCGAGAGATGTGTACGTTAAAGAAAAAGTTAAGCAAGTACTAGCAAATAAAATGACGGAGATGAAATGAACCATGTACTACTAGATCGATTGTTGTTAGTATTAGATTTAAAGAATACCCGCGCACTGGCGAAGCATCTGGAAGTAACGGAAGGCTCACTGAGTAAGATCCGTGCAGGTGAACGCAAGGTAACAGGCGATCTTATCCTTACCATCTATGACAAGTCAGGTATGTCCCTTGATGCAATCCGCACACTAGCGAAAGAAGCCAATGGCACAAACGCCTGAAAAGAAAGTTAAAGATAAAGTACGCAAGATGCTGGATGCCGCAGGTGCTTATCACTTCATGCCTGCTACGGGTGGGTTCGGTGCATCGGGTGTACCAGACATCGTTGGTTGCTATCACGGCACATTCTTCGCCATAGAGTGCAAAGCAGGCGCAGGCCGGACGACAGCGCTACAGGATAGAAACCTCGGCATGATCTCTAAGGCTGGTGGGTATGCTGAAGTGATTAACGAGAACAACCTTGGTGATGTGCAGTTGATGCTAGACCGCATCTATCCTAAGAAGCCATGCGCAATGTAAACACAGCCGAGTGTCGCAGGCTTGAGATCATGCACTTACTATCTCTTGAGCATGTGATGAGCCATGCAGACCTAATGAAGGCGACAGGGCTGGGTAAGAGTAGCGTGTGGAAGTATCTATACGACTTAGTACATGAGCGAAAGGTTAAGGCGAAGTTTACCTTACCGAAGAAGGGCTCAAAGAAACCAGTGACTTATTATTGTTTAAGGATTCCGAAATGAATAACATCCAGAAGTTGGCCGACAAGATGCATAAGATTCATGAGAAGTTTGGGGTTGATGCGCGAGACATAGAGCTGCTCGGGTTCATCTCCGGATGGTGGGACAAGGATAAAGCTACACGGGTCATGGACATTGTGAAGGCTACAACGATTGCGTCCCCTAGTACCGTGCTGCACATCCTCAAAGATCTGGAGTTCGTAGGCATGATCGGTATCAACAGCAACGCAGAAGACGCACGGGAGAAGTTTATCGAGAAGGGTAAAAGATTCGCTGCACTGGATAAAGCATTGGAGAACGTATGACTATTTCCTCAGCAGTAAGAGCATTGGTTAGTCGTATGGATCAACACCCTGAAGAATTCATTAACGCAGGTTGGGATCCTGTTGTCAGTAACCTCTCAAACTTTTTGTATGGGACACGGTGGGAGACAGTATCTGAGTTGATGAGCATAAACGGTACACAGATATTTACTCCTGAAGAAGTAGAAGCGTACATGGGCAAGCTTAAAGGTGTACTCCATGCCCGTGCGGAGGAGTCGATCATAAAAGAACTTGTGGGATATGCGAAAAAGAATTCAATGGAAGAAGCTGAAGCGTATCGTCAGAAGCAGCTGAACCTCCCGTTGGGTACGAGCACGGTGAACGCGAACATTAAACCTAGCGTACTGCTAACCACAACGGACATAACCCGCGAGGCGTTAAAAATAATCGGTGCCACATACAAATGAATATCATCACAATTGACTTCGAGAGTTTTTATAGCACCGAGGTAGGGTTCAGCAAGCATACGACCGAAGAGTACGTGCGCCATGAACAGTTTGAAGTAATCGGATTTGCCATTAAGGAAAATGATGAAGCGGCGACTTGGCACACAGGAACACATGCGGAACTTGCGGAAGTCCTTAAAGGCTACGATTGGAAGAACTCATTCGTCCTCGCACACAACACCGCGTTTGATGGGGCAATACTGTCATGGCACTTTGGGATTAACCCGAAAGGTTGGCTGGACACTCTTTCTATGGCGCGTGCGGTTCATGGTGTGGATGTCGGCGGGAGTTTGGCGAAGCTGGCAACGCGTTACAACATTGGTGAAAAAGGCACGGAAGTAAACGATGCCAAGGGTAAACGCAGGCTGGACTTCACACCACAAGATCTTGCTCAGTACGGCAACTACTGTATCAACGACACCGAGCTGTGCCATACCCTGTTCCATATCCTGATGGCGGAGTTTCCTACTAAAGAGTTGAAGGTCATCGACATCACTCTGCGTATGTTTATCCACCCATCCTTGGTGCTTGACCTGCCGCTACTGGAGCAGCACTTAGAAGATGTGAAGGCACGTAAGGAAAAGCTACTGGCCGCAGTCGCCGTAGAAAAAGATCTGCTGATGTCGAACGATAAGTTTGCTGAGTTACTCAAGCAGTTGAAGGTTGTGCCACCTACGAAGATGAGTCTGAAAACAGGCAAGGAAGCATGGGCGTTTGCCAAGACTGACGAAGCCTTTAAGGAATTACAGAACCACCCTGATGTAAGAGTGCAAGCATTAGTTGCAGCCAGACTCGGCAATAAGTCAACGCTAGAGGAAACACGTACACAACGCTTTATTGATATAGCCAAGCGCGGTAAACTACCGGTGCCATTGAAGTACTATGCCGCCCACACAGGGCGTTGGGGTGGTGACGATAAGATTAACCTACAAAATCTACCGAGCCGTGGACAGAACGCAGGTAAGTTGAAGAAGGCAATGCGGGCTCCGGAAGGCTACGTCATTATTGACTGTGACTCATCGCAGATCGAAGCGCGGGTGCTGGCATGGTGGGCTGGGCAGGATGATCTGGTGGAAGCCTTTGCCAAGGATGAGGACATTTACTCCCAGATGGCCACAGAGATTTATGGTCGTTCTATTAACCGTAAGCGTACTGAGATTAACGCCGAGGGTAAGGAGTTTAAGCCGGATGAACGCGAAGGTTTCGTGGGTAAGACAACGATTCTAGGTGCGGGTTACGGTATGGGTGCCCCTAAGTTTCAGGCACAGACATTGACGTTTGGTGTCGACCTACCGCAGGCGCTGTGTGAAAAGGCTATTGCCACCTACCGCGCTACTTACTCCCAGATTCCTAAGCTGTGGAAGGCTGGACAAGCATCGATTGAAGCAATGATTACAGGCAACCATGCGAACCTAGGTAAGGAAGGGGTTGTGGAGTTCGATGCAAGCCGCCAAGGGTTCAAACTTCCTAACGGTTTATGGCAGCGGTATGAAGGCATCCGCCGTGTATTGGACGCACAAGGTAAGACCCAGTATGAGTACACAACCCGCCGTGGGTGGACTAAGTTGTATGGTGGCAAGCTGATCGAGAACCTCTGTCAGGCTATTGCTCGGTGTATCATCGCAGAACAGATGGTGAAGATTAACAAGCGGTACAAGGCGATTCTGACGGTACATGATGCGATTGCCTGTATGGCTCCAAAAGAAGAAGCGGCAGAAGCTCGTGCTTACGTAGAAGAGTGCATGCGGTGGACACCAGAATGGGCAACGGGATTGCCTTTGAATTGTGAATCAGGGATGGGCGAGTCATATGGCGAGTGTTGATGAGTTAGATACCACGGTGAAGAGCCGGTATTTCGTAGTACGTCCCAATGAGTCTAGGCTGGAGCCGGTGATGCTAAGTAAGGAAGTTTCCTTACGGATTGACTACGATGCTGCAGGTAATATGGTTGACGTGCAGTGGCGCAAGAAAGGTAAGGAATGGACGAAAGCGTAACCCCGAAGTACACATGGTCGTATAGCAGCATCTCGCTGTTCAGCCAATGCCCGAAGAAGTATCACCGCCTCCGTATCGTTAAGGACATCATCGAGCCGGAAGCAGAACACTTATTGTATGGAACCGCTGCACATTTGGCGGCTGAAGAATACATCCGTGATGGCACACCGCTCCCTGCCAAGTTTAGCTTTATGCAAGACTCAATGGATGCGATGAACAAGCTCAAAGGTGAGAAGCATTGTGAGCTGAAGATGGGTCTGAATAAGAACCTCGATGCTTGTGAGTTCTTCGCTAAAGACGTTTGGTGGCGTGGCGTAGCCGACTTGGTGGTGATCGATGGGGAGAAGGCTTACCTGATTGACTACAAGACTTCCAAGAACGCAAAGTATGCGGATACTAAGCAGCTTGAGTTGCTGTCGCTGGCGTTGTTTAAGCACTTTCCACAGGTCAAGAAAGTTAAGGCTGGACTGCTGTTTTTGGTTGCAAAAGACTTCGTAAAAGCGGATTATACTAACGATGAGAAGCGTGGAACCTCATGGCTCAAATGGCTGGAAGAAACCAAACGGTTGGAGGTAGCACTCAAGACTGCGGTATGGAACCCTAAGCCTAACTTTACTTGCCGTGGTTGGTGTCCCGTAACTGACTGTAGCCATTGGCAAGAACGCAGAAAATAAAGGAACCCTATGCCGTACACCAAGACCGCCCGCCCTTATGCCCATGAATATGAAATGGAAAAGAAGCGTAAGGAACACCCAGATCGTATGGAACGCCAACGCGCTCGCCGTGCAATAGATAAGACAGGTGTAGATAAGAACAGCAATGGCAAAGCAGATAAGCGTGAAGGTAAAGACGTTGCCCATGTCAAAGCCCTGTCCAAGGGTGGTACTAACAAAGATGGCGTACGGATTGAAAGTGCTGCAAAGAATAGATCGTTTAAACGTAACTCAACTAGTGCCTTAGTTTCAGAGACGAGTAAACGCGAGAAGAAAAAGAAGTAAGCTGTTGCTTCATGACCCTAGGTGCATTGGGTAAAAACTGTACCAGCTAGAGCATGGTTCTCCCTCAGAGCAGCATTGTCACTGTGTGATCTAGCCGAACAGCACCCGTAAGGTGCTACTTAATTCTGGACTGTCTGTGCAAATTGCACTTTCAGTCTATTACTGCTTTGGAGAAGGCTATGACTGAGAAAGAATTTAAAGCCCTGCTGAAGATTGAGGGTAAGCGAATGCGGGTGGAAAAGTATTCAACCCGTTTTGGACTGGTATGGTACGCATGGGCAACAAACACAGACAGATACAAGCCCGAGGAGTTTATTGCGGCATGCACCATTGAGAATGCCCCTCCTACCAGAAAAGAGGCTGTGCAGATGTTGATAAAGGTTTGGTATGACTGAACAAGAATTTGTAGCGCTGCTGGCGATTGAGGGTAAGAAGTTAATTGTAGATCGAGAGATGTCACGCGGTAACTATAAGAATGGATATAAACCCGTGCCCTATTATTCCGTAGGCATCTTAGACCCGAACGATCCAAGCTTAGGGTTTTTCGGCAAGATGTATCGCAGTCGGAGCTACGCAATTAAAAAGGCTATTAAAAAATACTATGAAAATCGTTGATAACAAAGCTCTACTACTACGACTGCGGGATCCGGGTCGCATTACTACGATCATCCCGAAGAGTAAGGTGCTGGACTCTGGTGAGGTGTTAGTCAACTGGGGTATGGAAGAGGCGCAGGTACTAAAAAACCTGAAGCTGAAGAACGTACCGTCACCTATTCTTGGCAAGTACAAATGGCCGGGGCTATATAAACCGTTTGATCACCAGAAGACAACCGCTGCATTCCTCACACTGCACCGCAGAGCATTTTGTTTTAACGAACAAGGTACAGGTAAGACGGGCAGCGTTATCTGGGCAGTGGATTACCTGATGTCTATCGGCATGATTAAACGCGTGCTGATCCTATGCCCCTTGTCGATTATGCAGTCCGCTTGGCAGAATGATTTGTTTCGGTTTGCAATGCATCGCACAACAGCTATTGCCCACAGCCACTCGCGAGAGAAACGCATACAGGCTGTGCAGAGTGACGCGGAGTTTGTGATCTGTAACTTCGATGGCCTCGACATTATTCAAGACGCAGTACGTAAAGAGAAGTTTGACCTGATCGTAATTGACGAAGCGAACGCATACAAAACAGTTTCTACGAAGCGTTGGAAAGTACTGAACTCAATCATCGAGCCGTCTACATGGGTATGGATGATGACGGGTACACCTGCTTCGCAATCTCCTACTGACGCCTACGGCCTAGCCCGTATCGTAAACCCTACCGGTGTACCAAAGTTCTTTGGCGCATTCCGCGACATGGTGATGCAGAAGATCACTACGTTTAAATGGGTTCCCCGCCCACGATCTGAATCGATACTACATGACATATTGCAGCCAGCTATTCGGTTCACTAAAGAGGAATGCCTCGACCTGCCCCCAATGACGTTCGTTACTCGTGACATACCGCTGACCCCACAACAGCAGAAGTACTACGAGACGATTCGCAAACACATGGTGGCTGTCGCTGCTGGGGAAGAGATCACTACGGTCAATGCTGCGGCCAATCTTAACAAGCTCCTACAAATTTCAGGCGGCGCATGCTATGCAGACAATGGCGAGATCATTGAGTTTGATTCCTCCCCACGCATGAACGTACTGAAAGAGGTTATCGACGAAGCAAGCCATAAGGTTATCGTCTTCGTACCATTCAAACACACGATCCAAATTGTTTATCAAGAGCTAACTAAGTGTGGCTACGCCTGTGCAATTATCAGCGGCGATGTATCTGCCAACAAACGTACAGAGATCTTTGCGCAGTTCCAAACGGAAGATAACCCTAGGGTACTCATTGTGCAGCCACAGTCTGCATCGCACGGTGTGACGTTGACAGCCGCGAATGTAGTCGTATACTGGTCGCCCGTTATGAGTGTTGAGACCTACCTCCAGTGTAACTCTAGACCACACCGTGCCGGACAACGCAACCCTGTAACCATCGTGCATCTGCAAGGCGCACCAGTAGAGAAGCGTATGTATGCAATGCTCGAAGCTAAGATCGACATTCATTCCCGTGTCGTAGATCTGTACCAAAATTTAGTTGAAGAAGATAAATAAAAGGTTGGACAGTGTCTTAGTTTGGTATTAGTATGTAGTTGTAGTATTTCTTGGAGAAGAAAATGGACGAACCGGAATCAGTAGCAATTGCGAAAGTAATAGGCGCAGACAAGCTAGTACAGACATATGTAAAAGTACGCGATAAGCGTAAGCTAATAGCAGATGAGTTCAAGGCTAAAGATAAAGAGCTACAAGATATATTGGATATTATTGAAGCTGAACTTCTTGAGTCATGCAAAACCACAGGTGTAGAAAGTATGCGTACCGAATTTGGTACAGTAAGTCGTAAAGTTGCAAAGCGCTATTGGACGAATGATTGGTATTCGTTTCACGAATTCTTAAAGGAACATGACGCATTAGATCTGATGGAGAAACGAGTATCCCAATCTAATATGGACACGTTCTTGAAAGATAACCCTGCCCTGCTTCCGCCGGGTCTTAATGTTGACAGCCGATACACGGTTGTTGTTCGTCGTAAATAAGGAGAAGTGTATGAGTGAATTAGCATTGTTGAGTAAAGGTCTTCCAGCCCACTTGCGTAACCGAGATGGCTTGGATGAGATGACTAAAGCCCTGATGGGTGGCGGCGGTGGCGGTGGTAGCAAGCGTATCTCGATCAAAGGCGGCGTATGGCGCATGATGGTTGATGGTAAAGAAGTTGCTAAGAACGAAGAGCGTGCGATGAATGTAGTTATTGTTGCTGCTGCGCCAAAGGTAAGCCGTACTTTTTATGAAGGTACATATACCGAGGGCGAAGTAACCTCACCTGCCTGCTGGTCTGCTGATGGTGAACAACCTGATGCAACTGCCAAGAGCCCACAGGGCAAAACGTGCGCTACCTGCCCACAAAACATTAAAGGTTCAGGCCAAGGGGAATCACGTGCATGCCGCTTCTCACAACGTCTGGCTGTAGTGCTTGAGAACGATGTGCAAGGTGACGTGTATCAGTTGACGTTGCCAGCGCAGTCGATCTTCGGTGCAGGTGAGAATGGCAAATGGCCGCTGCAGACTTACGCAAAGATGCTGGGTAGCAAGGGTGCTCCTGTTAGTTCCGTAGTTACGGAAATGCGTTTCGATACAGGTAGTGCTACACCTAAGCTGACGTTTAAGCCTTCGCGTTTCTTGGAGACCGATGAGTTTATGCAAGCTGTGGATCAAGGCAAAACACCTGATGCGATTAAAGCAATCACCATGACTGTTGCGCAGGCAGATGGCGTTAAGGACGATGGCGAGAAGTTTGAACAAGTAGCCAAAGCACCTGCAAAGAAAGCTGCCCCTGCTCCAGCCCTTGTGGTTGAAGAAGCGGAAGAAGAAATTGCTGAGCCTGTAAAACGTGCCAGCAAAAAGGATGAAGAAGCACCAGCCGCGAAAAAAGACTTGTCGAAGATTCTAGACGAGTGGGATGATGAGTAACGGCTATTCATCACGGTTTGCACTAGCTGTTAACTCAGCGGATACTAGAAAGCTTGGTGTTCAGCTGGGTAACATCTGCATTGACCTTGATATACCAGCTATAGAAGTAGCCGAGCATGTAGGTGTGTCTCGCGCTACGATCTACAATTGGTTCAAGGGCATAACCAACATACCCCCTGCATATCGAGACGCTGTGCAGGATTTGGTTACCAGATTGACAGCTAAGTAAAACGGTTTAAGGAGGCTAGGGAGCGCACCCGAAAAGGGTAGTCCGCCGTCACTATCCCTGCCTACCTTATCTTTTAAAAGACGGCGACACACGAGGCGGCTATGCTATCGAGGACAGACTTTTTTTCTCTGGTTTTACCACCTACAGGTGAGTACTGTGTGGTTGGCCTGAAGAAGGACACAGCACCAAAACAAGTTTTTGTCAGCACCATAGAAGAATTAAATGATTATGCTGATGCGCTTGTACATAAAGGTTTTGACGCATATTTTGCGTTAGCTTCATTCAAAAACAATACCGATGGTCGTACCATCGTAAACGCAGCACAACTGAATTCGTTTTATTTAGACATCGATTGCGGATTGGGTAAGCCCTATGCGGATCAGTCTGAAGGCGTTGCAGCACTAAAGTTATTCGTTAAGGCATCTGGTGTGCCCAAGCCTACAGCTATTGTTAACTCAGGCCGTGGCGTGCATGCATACTGGGTACCAGAGCAGCCGATGGACAAGGAAGTGTGGAAGCCAATGGCTGAAGCCTTCAAGGCACTATGCGTTACACACGGACTCCATGCAGACCCAGCCGTTACTGCGGATACCGCACGCATATTGCGTATGCCTGACACGTTGAACTTCAAGAATATTGATGACCCACAGCCGGTAAAACTAATCATGGCAGGGCAGCGGGTTGCATTTGAACAGCTACAAGAGTTGTTTGTTTCCGGCGAAATGGTGATTTCGGGCACGCCGCCGACTCGCATAATGGATCCGTTGACGCTGTCCTTGATGGGCAACTATCAGTCCGTGTTCAAAACCATCATGATTAAGTCTGCGAACGGTGCGGGCTGTAATCAAATGCTGCACATCTACGAGAACCAAGACTCTATCGAAGAGCCATTGTGGAGAGCAGGTCTGTCTATTGCACATCATTGCACCGATGGCGCGAAGGCTATCCACAAACTGTCGAGTAAGCACCCTGACTACAACGCCAATACTACGTTGCGTAAGGCAGAGCAAACGAAAGGGCCGTATACCTGTGAGACGTTTAGAAAACTCAATCCCGCTCCTTGCGAGGGTTGTACGCAAAAAATTACGTCGCCTATTCAGATTGGACGTGAGGTCATTGAGTCGTCCGAGGAGACTGAAACTGTTGAGGCTATCGAGCCTATCACGCAGGAAGTCCGTACGTATACCATACCTAAATTCCCGTTCCCTTTCTTTAGGGGCGCTGTCGGGGGTATCTATCGTAAGGCAGATCCGGATAAAGACAATGATAAGGATGAGCTCATCTGGCCGTACGACTTCTATGTAGTTAAGCGGTTGCAGGATCCTGAAGTCGGTGAATGTCTGATGATGCGTTTGCATTTGCCTAAAGATGGTGTGCGTGAATTCATCATGCCACTGCGGGATGTCATTGCTAAAGAGCGGTTCATCGGCAAGATAGCTGAGTACGGCGTAGCAGTATTGGGGAAGAGACAGGAGTCATTGATGTTATACACAACACGTTGGGTAGAGGAACTACAGGCTATGGGCAAAGCAGAGATATCCCGTAAACAGTTCGGCTGGTTGGCTGACGACAGCGGCTTTATTATTGGTGACAAAGAAATCCATGCAGACAAGATCGAGTACAGTCCGCCATCTGCACCTACACTGCCTCTAGTACCCGCGTTCGGTGCGCGTGGTGACTTCCACATATGGAAAGACGTTATCAATCACTACCGTCATCCGGGTCAAGAGCTGCGTGCGTTTGCGTTCTTTATGGGCTTTGGTGGACCATTAATGAAGCATATCAACGGCGGTATGCTCAACGGGTTCCTGCTTAACTTGGTTAGCCGCGAAGGTGGTACGGGTAAATCTACGGTACTGCATGGCATCAATAGTATCTACGGCAATCCAGAAGCGTTGCTGATGACATACAAAGATACGCATAACTTCCGTTTGCAACGTCTGGGCATCATGCAGAACCTGACCGCTACGATTGATGAGTTGACCAACATGCGCCCTGAGCAAATGTCTGATCTGGTGTATGACATCACATCTGGTAAAGGTCGTGGTCGTATGTCGTCGAAGGCCAATGTGGAGCGGATCAATACAACTACGTGGAAACTTCCTGTGGTGTCTACTTCAAACAAGGTAATCCGCGATGCACTGCTAAGTATCAAATCATTTCCTGAGCCGGAATTGCTGCGCATACTGGAGGGTAACTTAGCTATTGATACTACGATGGACGCGATTACTTCCAAGCGCCACTTCGGTAGACTCGGTTCGAACTACGGCCATGCGATCACCCCGTTTATCCAGCACTGCCTGACCCACCTGCCTGAAGTTATACATCTGACTAATGAGGTCAGCGAGCGCTTGGACAAGGCAGCGGGTATTACAGGTAACGAGCGGTTCTGGTCGGCAGGCACTGCGATTAGTTTGGCTGGTGGCATCATCGCCGGTAAGCTTGGACTGCACGACATCCCTGTTAAGCCTGTGTTCGACCATGCAGTAGAGCTGATCAAGAATTCACGTCGCTCGAACAAAGAATCGATGTTTGACTCTGAGGACTATCTGGGCGCGTTCTTGCAACGTCACTTCCACGAGATCTTGGTTATCAATGGCACAGCAGACAAGCGCACCGGTATTGAGATGGGCCCAATCCGTGAGCCACGTGGGCAGTTGGCAGTGCGTTACGAGCCAGACACCAAGATGCTATACGTGGCGATGCGTCCATTCCGCGATGATTGCGCTAAGTACTCGATGAGTTACGACGGAGCAATCTCTCCTTACCAGAAGAGCGGTGCTTTCCAAGGTGCTAAGAAGAAGCGGATGTTCGCTGGTACGGTAGCTAGTACTTCGCAGAGCGTAATGGCACTGTGCTTTGACTCTAGTAAACTAGGATTCTTCGACGAGGAGATACTGCTAAATGCTCCAGATTCTGCAATTATTGGTGAGGATTGAGTGGGAGAAGTTTAAGGTGGGCACATCATTTTTTGTGCCTTGCCTTGACCACAAAGCGGTCGCAGACTATATCGGCAAGGAGACAGAGCGATTACGTTTCAAGGTGTTGTGCAAACCTGTGATCGAGCGGCACCGATATGGCTTGCGCGTGTGGCGGCTCGAGTGATATTCTACGAACACTCAACTTCTCCAGAGATCTGAGCTTTCCCCCGCCTTGCGTTATCGCTGCGGGGGATTTTTTTACTCTTTCGGTTTAGCCATCTGCCGGAGCCGTGGCACGTTGTACGCCAGCAAGATTTCTTTCTCTTGCTTCTGGATCGCATCAGTCTTAGCTCGTTTCTCTTCACTGCTTAGGCCGGGATCATTAGCGATGACGTTGCGATACTTACGCAACTTGCCTAGGCTTTCTTCTACCTTACCAGCTACCCCCCGCATTGCGTACAACTGCAACTTCTCGGGGGTCAGGTACTCTTTCAACTCTTCGGCACGACCTTCACGTTTGAACAGATTCACTGTATCTACTACTTGATCAACTGACTCACGGAACTTATAGAACTCAGACTTGTACCCACGGCCTGATGGGTCATACATAAACGTGCTGATCTGCGGGAGTTTATTAATTGGCTTGCCCATACGATCTGGGTTGGCTATAGCGTCTGTCATGTCCAAAGCAATTGCACCAACCATACCGGTATAGCCGCGTACTAGGTAGTCCACCTTCAGGGGAGAAATACCGATGGCCCCAAATAATTTAGCAAACTCGGAGGTACCCGATGTGAACTGATTAGACGGGTCAACGTTCTTCATGCTCTGGCCAACGATTGGGTTACCCGTAAAGAATGAGTAGTTCACCGCTATTTCTAGTACAGGCTTTACAGCTTGCGGCATCATGCTTGGACCACCATAAGCGTTAACAAAGGCGTCACGGAAACCCTTGTAGAAAGTCTCTGCATCCTGTGGGCGCTCAGTACCTTGACTAACTACATAGCGAATGAGGCGCTCTGGAATAACTTTAAACAAGAATCCAACTTCAGGGGCGACTGGAATTTTAATGCCTGTGCCCGGGATGATGTAGTTCTTATCGCGTTCGTACTCTTCCAAACCTTCGTAGTCATCGTCGCCACTAGCCATCATGGTGTAAGCAGCGGACAACGCGGCCAATTTGAGACCAGTGGCTAAGAACAATTGCTGCGCTTTGCGTTTATCTTGCAACGACACGCCTTTGCCACGCATGGTACGCACCAACACATCCATACCTTGGATATACGCGTTCATAAATGGCACAACATGGCGCAGCGTACGGATGGTAGAACTCGCACCGGAGCGTTTGAAGTTGATGTATTCTTTAGCGCGGTACAAAGCTAGCTGCGTATCCCCGTTAGTTTCTTCCATCGTCTGCTCATAAATTGCAGCGCGTACAGCCAAGTCAGCGGCCATCGAAAACTTCTCAAGCTTACCCCATGCATTTTTAGCAGCGGACTGTTGCTTGATGCCGTACTTAATCTTGGCGCGCTCCATCGCATGTTCAGGCATGCCGTCATACACACCGGTAATACCCAGAGCTTGAATATGATCTAACTCGCCACGCAGTGCTTTAGCAAAGTTAGCAAATACTTTAGGGGGCAAACTAAACGGGCGCTCTACGCCAGAGAGCAACATACCACGATAGGTACCATCCTGAATTAACTGAGACAATGCGAACGCAGGCATGTGAGTAATAGCCCCGCGTAGGAAGTCGCCGACAAACTTAGCTCCCTGCATTAACGGGCCAAGTACTTCAATGTTCGTAGAGAACGCTGACATATCCAGAGCACTGCCCAACAGGTACGCAGTACGCTCACCCTTCTTATAGGTGTAGATCACACGGTCTTTGTTGCGCTTCTGCTCTAGCTTGAGTTCGTTGTCGGTTTTAATTTCTTTAGCGTC